CATCACCCCAACTAATAATGGCCGCAATACTGTCGCGCCGCTTGCTAACTTTAATCTTAATATATTCGTACCGCTTCTCGATAACGAGGGCAACCTAAATGGAATTGAGGATCTGCTAGTTGCTGTTTTTAACAAACTAGCTGCTTCCTCGATCGTCTATAATGTGGGAGATGTGAGCGCACCTAGCGTTCTCAATGCTGCATCAGGCGATCTACTGACTTGCTCTCTGCAAGTCTCAGTCCTAACGAGTTGGAGTTAAAATGACCCTTGAACAATGGGAAAAAGACAACGCAGCGTTCCTGATCAAGATAGGTCAGATCGCTCCAGCAGCACCTAAACCAGCAACTAAGAAAGATGAGGAATAACCGATGGCAGTATATCTAAGCAACGGAGTGGTTCTTACTGTAAATGCGGTAGACCTCTCAACTCTAGTAAGCGCAGTTACAATTAACCGATCATTCGATGAACTCGAAGTTACAGCGATGGGCGATAGCGGCCACAAGTTCGTTAAGGGCTTGGAAGCATCATCTATCACTATCGACTTCTTTAACGATGAGGCATCAGCTAAGACTCTACAGACTCTACAGACTGTATGGGGTACAAGCACAACTGTTACAGTAAAGCAGACTTCAGCGACAGTATCAGCGACTAACCCACTTTACACAATGTCTTGCTTGGTCAATAACACAACACCTATCAACGGTGCAGTTGGCGATCTTTCAACACAGTCAGTAACTTGGAATGTTAACGGCACTATCGCAGTTACAACCGCACCATAATTAACTAAACTAAGGGGCAAAGCATGGCAAAACTAAAGGTAACAAGGGCAGACGGAAGCGTTAACGAGTACCAGATCACTCCGGCGATCGAGTACGCCTTCGAGCAATATGCAAAGAAGGGCTTTCATAAAGCCTTTAGAGATGACGAAAAGCAGAGCGATGTTTATTGGCTTTGCTGGGAGTCTATTCGTAGGTCGGGTGAAACCGTTAAACCCTTCGGAGAAGCGTTCTTGGAAACTTTGACTAAGGTTGAAGTTCTCGATGACGACCCTTTGGAGTAACGCGAGAGTCCTTCACCTATCTCGTAGCGAGACTATCGCTAGAGACTGGACTCTCGCCTCAGACTTTAATTGAACTAGATCACACGATGTTCAGGACTTTACTTCAAGCCCTGAAAGACAGAGCAAAGGAGCAGAGCGATGCCAACAGAACTAAAAGGCGGCATTAAACTTCGCAAGGCTCTGCGCGAGTTTGAACCTGATCTAGCCAAGGCTACAACCAAAGAACTTGGTAACTTGCTAAAGCCTGTTACAGCTAAGGCTCGCGGCTATATGCCATCAGAGTCTCCACTTAGCGGCTGGGCTGCAAAACCTGAAAGTAAGGGCAAGTTCCCAACCTATAACCCAATTATTGCCAAGCGTGGCGTTACATATAAAACATCACCTAGCCGCCCTAATCGCCGAGGCTGGCGCTCTCTCGTATCTATTCGCAACACTTCTGCGGCAGGTGCGATCTATGAGACAGCAGGGCGCAAAAACCCCGGCGGAAACTTCTCACCTCGTTTAGATCGAGGACTAGGAGAATTAAAAGGTCAAGGCAAGTTGCGAGGTCGCGGCATCTTTCGCGCTTGGAATGAGGATCAAGGCAAGACTCAGGGAGCAGTTATTAAAGCGATCGAGTCATCAGCCCAGAAGTTCAACGCTAAGAAAGCAAAGGTTTAATTGTGGCTGATCTAAAGGTCGATATTGCGGCGGAGTTCGTAGGCAAGAAAGCCTTTCAAGATGCCGCCAAGCAGACACTCAGCCTTAACTCACAGGTTAAGACACTCGCTAAATCTTATGTGGGTTTATTCACCGTTCAGCGTTTAGGTCGCGCTGGCTTCAATGCCGCTAAAGCCTTTGCCCAAGATGATAAAGCAGCCAGAGTATTAACCCAGTCTTTAGATAACTTAGGTTTAGCCTTTGCAGATCCTTCAGTTAAGAACTTTATTGCTGATCTCGAAAAGCAATTCGGTGTACTTGATGATCAACTTCGCCCGGCCTTTCAGAGACTATTGACCACCGTGGGATCAGTCAGCCAAGCCCAAGATTTATTACGCACGGCACTTGATCTCAGCGCAGCAAGCGGTGCAGATGTTGTATCGGTAGCAGGCGATTTATCCAAGGCTTATGTGGGGCAAACTCGCGCACTTTCTAAATATGGCATCGGTTTAACTCAGGCAGAACTCAAGGCTATGTCCTTCGAGGAAGTCCAGACACGCATCAACGATCTATTCGGCGGTCAAGCAACTGTTGCAGTTGATACTTACGCAGGTGCGTTGCAACGCTTATCAGTTGCATCTAATAACGCTAAAGAGATTATTGGCGGTGGCCTACTTGATGCACTCGCAGCCCTTGGCGGCGGTGGAGAAGGTGGACTAACCAACACTCTGAACATCATTGAAAAGGTTTCTACAGCCCTTGCGACTTTCGTTCGCAGAATGGGCGTAGGCGTAGGCATGGGTGCTGCTCTGCTTCGCGGAGACTTTAAGGGCGCTATGGCGCTTGGTCAGGCAGAACAAAACCGCGGCAGAGATATGTCTGGCATCACGCCATCTATCCGCGCAGAGTTACAGAGGGCAGCAGCTGAGAAGGCATCAGCCAAGAACCGCGCTGTCCTAGTCAAGACAACTAAAGAACAGACCAAGGCGATCAAAGAGCAAACAGCCCTTACTAAGGCTGGCACTCTATTCGATATTCAACAGACTCAGATCATCGCAGCGCTTAAAGGCGAAGTATCTAACGAGGAGCGCAAGCGCCTAGAACTGCAACTGGCTATCCTTACCGGCAACACGACAGAGGCATCTAAACTTGCTGGCGAAATTGCTAAGAGCCAAGGGTTATCACAGCAGTTAGCCGCTTATCTTGCATCTATGCCAGATGCTAAAAACCCTTTCACAGCATGGAAGTCTTATCTAGACATGATCGAAAGCCAAGTCGCTCGCATCGCGGCAGGTAATGTTCAGACAGTTCCAACATCTATGGCAACAGGCTACGGCGTAACTGGTGAGCAATACTCTCTGCCACAAGGCTCACAACAGACAACCGCTGGTGGCGTTGACTTCACAGTCAATGTAAATGCTGGCTCAATTATTGCCCAAGAACAGTTGCAAGATGTCCTTCGTGATACTCTGCTTGATGCTTCACTCTCGGCTAAGTTCGCAGCGATATTCCGTCAAGGCGGATCATTCGGCCCATGACTCTACCTGCTCAGATCGCTGTCTCGTTCGACTTTACTTCTGGCGCTACCTTCGGGTATCCCTTTACTATTGGCGATCCTGAGTATGGCAAGTTAGGCGTAGGCACACTAGCATCGACTACTACTCCAGAACCTACAGTTGATCTGACTCCCAATGTTCGCCAGATAAGCATCAAGCGTGGGCGCAACATCATGCGCGATACCTTTGAGGCTGGCTCGGCAACGGTCAGAGTTATAGATCCAGACGGATCGTTTAACCCACAGAATGTTAACTCGCCTTACTTCGGCTTTCTAACTCCGCTACGCAAGTTGCGCATCTCAGCAACAGTTGGAGGAGTTGGGTACTTCCTATTCTCTGGATATACGACAGACTACAAGTACACCTACCCACAGGGGCAAGAGATCGGTTATGTCGATATTGTCTGCTCTGATGCTTTTAGACTTATGCAACAGGCTGGTATCACCACAGTCGCAAGCGCAACCGCCGGGCAAGATACAGGCACACGCATAGGCAAGATCCTCGATCAAGTCTCATGGCCGACATCTATGCGCAACATCGACACAGGCAACACAACTTGTGTGGTAGATCCCGGCGGATCTCGCACAGCCCTTGATGCACTAAAGAACGCAGAGTTCTCAGAGCAGGGTGCGTTCTTTATCAACGATGAAGGCACAGCAGTATTCTTAAACCGCACCAATGTAATCAAGAAGTATGGCGATGCGCCCATCGTGTTTAATCAGACTAGCGGTATCCCTTACAGCAACCTCACCTTCGCCTTCGATGATAAGTTGATCATCAACAGCGCTGGCATGACTCGCGTGGGTGGCACTCAGCAGGTATCAGAGGACTCAGCCTCGATCGCCAAGTACTTCCCACACCAGTTGAACGAGAATAACCTCGTAGCCCAGACCGATGCAGACACTCTCAATATCGCCAAGATCTATGTAGCAACTCGCAAAGAGACCACGATCCGCATAGATGCGATGACAGTTGATCTGCTCGACCCAGATGTACCAACTGCGACCATGCTGGACTTCGATTACTTCCAACCCCTAGAGATTACGAATGTTCAGCCAGACGGCTCAACGATCGTCAAGACACTACAAGCACAAGGCTTCTCATGGAACATCACGCCAAATGCCATGAGCGTAACTGTAACAACTCTCGAACCGATCGTTGAAGGGTTCATCATCGGAAGCGCAGTATCAGGTATAATCGGCACTAACATAATGGCGTACTAGGAGATATAAATGGCAACAGGCTTTCCAGCAAGCACAGGCGATGTCCTAAGCGCGGCTATGTATAACGGACTTACTTCGTTCTCAGTAGGCGCGGCTAATACAGCCGACTACACAGCAGTCTTAGCAGACCAGTACCAGAGCCTAGAGATCATGAACAAGGCAACTGCTATCGCCTTCAAGATCCCGACCGATGCTTCGGTGGCATTCGAGATCGGCACAGTACTAACAGTTCTTAACATCGGGGCTGGACTCTGCACTATCTCAGCTGTAACGCCCGGCACAACCACAGTCCTTTCAGCAGGCGCAGTAGCGGCCAGCCCAACTCTTGCACAATATAAGTCAGCAGCCTGCATCAAAACCGCTGCAAATACTTGGTATGTGGTTGGCGCTATCGCATAATGATCGCTAACCAAATTGCTGGACTTATGGGGGTTAGCGCGCCTGTCTCGCTCACCGATTATGAGTCTATTGCCAGCACAACTGTAGGCTCTGGAGGATCTGCTAGCGTTACTTTTAGCAGTATTGCAGGTACTTACTCTCACTTACAGGTGCGCTTCTTAGGTCGCGATAACCGCGCTTCAACGCAAGACACTCTATTGGTGCGCTTCAACTCTGACTCAAGTAGTAACTACCGTATCCACTACCTTCTTGGAGACGGTTCTACCGCAAGCGCTGGTGGCTTTGCTAGCACAGGTATTGAAGTTTATAGAATTGCAGCAGCATCATCTGGCACTTCTGTCTTTGGTGCAGGAGTAATAGATATTCTTGATTACACCAGTACAAATAAGAATAAGACAACACGATCACTTGCTGGTTTAGATAGGAACGGTTCTGGAGAACTCGCGCTAGGTAGCGGTCTTTGGTATGCAACTCCGGCGGCTATCACTTCAATTACCTTGCTTCCAACTAACGGAACTTTATTTTCTGAATACTCCTCTTTCGCTCTGTATGGGATTAAATAATGCCAGCAACTTATGAACCAATAGCAACTAATACTCTTGGCAGCGCGAGTTCCACAGTATCTTTTACTTCTATCCCTAGCACTTATACTGATCTTGTCTTGGTTATAGGTGGGGCTGCATCTAGCGCGCAGGGTATGTTCTTATATTTTAATAACGACACAGCAGCCAATTATTCTAGAACTTATGTTTACGGAACTGGCTCTAGCGCAATTTCAGATAGAGTTGGCGATCATAAAGTTTTAGAAATCGGTACAGCAATTTCAACACTAACTGCAAGCGTTATGAACTACAGCAACACCACAACTTTTAAAACAACCCTTACACGCGGCGGATCAGCGGCTAACCTGACCATTGCTGAAGTTGGCACTTGGCGTTCAACTGCCGCTATTAACCGCATAGATGTAACAACTGGTACAGGCACTATGAACACAGGAACAGTTCTTACCCTATACGGAATTAAGGCGGCATAATGGCTAACACTTATGTAAAGATAGCAAGCGTAAGCCTTGGTTCGGGTACTGCTTCTATTGAGTTTACATCTATACCTGCAACTTATACTGATTTATTAGTGAAGTATTCTTTGCGTACAGATAGAGCGGATACTGTTTCTGCTCTTAGATTAACCTTTAACAATTCTGCTACTAGTTACTCGAACAGAATGATAGAAGGTAACGGCGCAAGCGCAGCAAGTTACACAGGCGGTTCAACATTTATCGACTTAGGCTACGCACCAGCAACGACCGCTACCGCTTCAACCTTTAATAATCACGAACTGTATATTCCTAATTATGCAGGTTCAACAAACAAGAGCGTCAGCATAGATGCAGTTCAAGAGAACAACACCACAACAGCCTATGCAAACCTTATTGCTGGCTTATGGTCTGATAGCGCAGCGATCACTTCGATTAAAGTAGTGCCAAGCACCGCAGTAAACTTCGTTCAATACTCAACAGCAACCCTCTACGGCATATCTAAATCATAGGAGACAAAATGGCAGACACAAAGATCATCGTTAACTGCGAGACAGGCGAAGTCTCTGAAGTAGAACTTACAGCCGAGGAAATTC